CTTGAGGGCCGGCCAGCACAACGCCTGGGAAACCGCCACCGCCGTGCAGATTGCGCGAGCCGCCGCTTGCGGTGCCGCCGATCCCGCCCGAGGCGCCGCCCCACTCGATCGACGTCTCGGCAACGGTCAGCCCGCCGGCTCCGCCGCCGCCCGTCATCAGCGCGCCGACCGTCGAATCCGCGCCCGCGCCGCCGGTGCCGGCCCCGCCGGCGCCGCCCGCGCCGACCGTGATCTGCTGCGAGGCGCCGATCTGCGCTCGCGTCAGGAATCCGATCGCGGTGCCGCCGGCGCCGCCGCCGGACGCGGTCGAGACCGTGCTCGGGCTCGCGTCGGTCGCCTGCACGCCTCCCGAGGCGCCGCCGCCGCCGGTCACAATGAACTGCACATTGCGGAGCGCCGCGTGCGGCGTGTACGTGTAGACCGAGTCGGGCGGGCTCCCGGCCGGGAACCAGATCGTCTCGCTGATCAGCACGCCGAGGCCGCCGACGACCGATGCCGGTAGCACGCAGCGGACATCCTTGGTGCCGCTCCCCCAGCTGACCGCCGCGCCGCCGTTGCTGGACTCGAGGATCGTCGTGCGCGACAGGGTATCGGGACTGCCCGACGTGACGGTGCCGATCCCGGTTTCCCAGTCCGTACCGTCCGCGATGGCGTAATGCGTCCAATTACCAGACCCGATCCCCGCAACGAACGACTGGAACCCGGTCGCGGCGCCGTCGAGATCGAGCGTCCCGGTGCCCGTCGTCGCGGTCGTCTCCCGAACGCGGTCGGCTATCTGAAATGCCACTACGCATACTCCTCCACGATGATCACGCCCTCGGCGCCCTCGCCGCCCGGCCGGGCGGCGGCGTTAGGCCACCCCGAGCCGCCGCCGCCACCGACACCCCACGACTCGCGATCGGCGTCACGGCCGTCGAGCGACGCCCAGTTGCCGCGCGCACCGGAACCCGACCAGAACGAGCAGCCGCCGTTGCCGGAGCCGCCGATCTTCGTGTGGCTCGGCGGCCACGTCACGATGCCCGGCCCGCCGGCGCCGCCGGGCAGATTGAGATCGCCACCGGTCGCGGTGCCGCCCTGCCCGCCAGGCTGCGCCGCGGATCGGTGCGTGTCGGCAATGAGGATTGATGCCCGCGTCACCCACCGACCGCCCTGCCCGACGAGAATAGCAGGATCGCCGAACTCCGAATCGTTGCCGTCGCCCTCGGCCTGATACCGCCCGATCTTGAGCGCGACCGGCCCGACGATCTCGTCGCGGTCGAACCAGCGGATCGCCGTGCCACCGCCGCCACCGCCGGGGCCCCCGGTGACGTTGTAATCCGGCGATGACGTGCCGGCGAGCGCGGACTCGCCGCCGCCACCGCCGCCGGTGCAATACACGCGGCAGCCACGCATCGCCGCGTCGGGCGTCCACGTGGTTTCGTACTGCAGCGCCGCAGTCTCGTGTAGAAACGTCGTCATCTTGAGCAGCAGCCCGCGGCCGGCCATCACTGGGGCGGGCAGCGCGCAGTAAACGTCCTTGAGGCCGGGCCCCCACAGAATCCGCCCGCCGTCGGGCTTTGACGAGCTCCATACTCGATCGCGCTGCAAATAGACTTCCGGACTGGTAGCCGTGACGGTACCGAGGCCGGATTCCCACTCGACGTTATTGGTGATCATGTAGTGGGTCGTGTTGTTTTCGCCGACGCCGGCCGCGAACGTCTCAAAGCCCGGCGCCGCGCCGAGAAGCTCGACCGAGCCGCCGCCGATCGATGCGGTCGTCTCAAGCACGCGGCCGTGGATCACGAGCGGCACGGATCACAGCCGCTCGGTGATCGCGAGCCGCGCGGAGTACACGGCATACTCCTCCTCGGTCACGACGAGCCCGTCGTCGAGCAGGCCCCACAGGGAATACTCGAGCACGTGTGAGCCCGATTCCTGCAGCACCGCGTACACATCGGATCGCGTGCCGGCCACGCGCCCGAGCTCGAGCAGCGAATCGATCGCCTCAATTTCGGTGACGCCGCGGACCTGGACCGTCACGCGGCGGCGCAGATAGCGCGGGTCGACGTAGATCTGCCCGCCCCGCGATACGCCACGGCCGGCCGCGTCGACCCAGCCGATCGAGTAGCCGAGACGCGGGCCGCGCGATGGCTGGTAGGCCGGCCCCATGACCAGGCGCCCGATCTGGATCTGATCGACGCTCGTGTCGGAGACAAACACGCGCCAGTATCGCGCCGTCACGGTAGATGGGAGCACGGCCTGCGCGGTCGGATAGCTCGACGCCGAGATCCCCGTGGCGACGGTCCCCGAGTCGTACAGATCGCCGGTCGTATAGTCGATATCGCTCGCTCGGATCCGCCACGTGCTCGCGCTGGTGAGCGTCGTCGCAAGGACTGCCACCAGATCGACCGCGAGCGACGATCCAAGATCCACTTGAATATAAACCCCTGTCACCCCGGCCGCGGCGTAGAACCGCTCGGCGAGCTGCGGCGTTTGCACGTTGGCGACCGGCAGCGTCGAGATCTCGCTGTTGGTCGACAGCGCGCCGTCGTCGGCCAGATTGCGCCACAGAAACCGCATCTTTACCGCTCCATAAACACGGAGAGCGTCGTGCGCCCGCCGGCGGCGTCCTCGACGATCCCAACGACACTGCCGACTTGCCCCGACTCTAGCCCGTATCGCTGATACGTGATCTGCACCACATCGCCGAGCGATAGCGCCCATGCCGAGCGGCTGACGACGATCTCAACTATAACGCGCGGCAGTCCGTACAGCGCGAGCAGGCGCGCGGCCTCGGTCTGCGCATCGGTCGGCGAGATCATCGTCGAGGCCAGAATCGGCGCATCGACCGCTGCCGGATAGGCAGTTTGAATGGTCGCGTCATTGGCGATCGCCTCGCGGTACTCCTGCGAAAGAAAGTCTCGCCTCACAGGGTTAGTCGACGCGGCGGGAGCCGTGTTGACCGACCAGCATTTCAGATAGCCGACGGTCGTGCGCCAAAAAGGCTGCTGATTCATCACGCGCCGTGCAAGCGATTCAATTTCGACGTCGCTGAACACTGCCGCAATCGCGCCGCTCGGCTCGTCGAGTCGGCCGACCCTGAACTTGCCGAGCCGGTCGAACCCGCCCCACGCGCTGACGCCCGACAGCAATCGGTCGACGACCGTCGAGATATCGATCGGCGTCGTGGCGAGGTACAGCCCGACGACGGCCGGCTGCGCGGCGGTGAGTGCGGAGAATGAAGCGCTGTCGAGGTCGGACTCGTCGAGCCCGGCGTGACGGAACAATATGCGCCGCACTAGGTCGGCGGTGGTATTCACGTGTCCGGGTGCGCTCGCGTCGCCGCCGAGATCGACCGTCACGATCCCGGCGGGCGCGGCCCCGAGCGTGAACGTGCCGTTGACGTCGTCCGACAGGTACTCGCCCGCGGCGGCCGGCGAGCCCGCAGCGACGGTCAACGCCACACCGTCGTCGAATACTCCGCGGATCCCGTCGATCGGACCGTCGTGCACCTGGTATGTGAGCGTCGCGGCGTCGACGAGCACGGCGGGGACGTTGTCAATTTCTCCATAGGCGAGCGGTTTCGGCTTCCCCGCGAGATCGTCGCCGCCCTCGACGCCGCCGGCGCCGGTATAGAAGTTGCTCTGAATCGGCGCGTCGAGGGCGCTTAGCACGTCGCCGACGCGGATCTCTAGCTCGTCGTCGGCGTTTGCCTCAACCGCTTCAATTCGGCCAGAAAATACAGTGCCAAAGCTCGCATAGGACCAGCCGAGTTGTCCGAGGCGGCACGTCACCCTATGACCGACCGTGCCCCACTGCGTGAGGATCGGATCGAGCGCGCCGTCGCGGTTGGTCACGCGCACCGTGCCGCTTTGGCGCTGCAGCCCTTCGACGACCCCGCCGGCCGTGCTCAGGGTGATCGCCCACGTGATCGGCTGCGTCAGCCGCCCCGGCATGTGCCTATAGGGCGGCGTATCGCCGGATTGCGATGTGTAACCAGATGTTGAAAAGTACCACTCCGCGGTGCCGCCGCCGAACGAGTCGACCGCGGCGATCTCGCCGAATGCTGCGCTGCCGTGCGATAAATAATCGAGCACAGCCCTACAGATCCGCGATCGGGATCTGATAGATCACAAGTTCGACCGTGTACTCGTGCTCGGCCGCGCCCGACGCGATCAGATCCTCGAACAGCGTGCTGGAAAGCGCATCCTCTGACGCGCGCTCGACGTAGCCGAGCTCGGTGAATCCGCCCTCGGTATACACGACGCTATCCGCGCAGCCGCTCGAGGCGGCGGTTCGTTTTTTCGATCAATTTCGACTGCTCCCTCAGTTCGCGGCGCAGCTCGCGCATCTCCTCGCGATTCACCTGCGTTACCTCGGCAGTCTGTGCGCGGATCTCCTCGCGATTGGCGAGCGTGACGGCGGCGGTCTGTGCGCGCATCTCATCGCGCAGCGCCGCCTCCATCGAGGCCTCGGCCGCGGCCTGTGCGTCGAGGACGCGCGATAGCGTCGACGAGACCGCGGAAAAATCAGACTGAAATTGTGCGCCCGATGCGTAAGACTCGCGGGACAGAGCGAGGAGCGTCTGCCCGGCCGAGGTGAGCTCGCCGGCGATGCCCGTCTCGCCGCCCTCTGCGCGGCGCGAGAGATCGGCGAACGTCTCTCGCGCGCGAGCGGTGCGCTCGATCGGCGTGCCGGGAGAGATCGGCGACAGGGCGAGATCCGCCGCAAACCTCTCGATCTGCTCGCTCCCGAGCGCCGCGCGAAACGCGCCGATCTGGCTGTCAAAATCCGCGCGGATGCGCTCGAGCTCGTCGCTCAGCGCCGCCGCCGCGTCGGACTGTATGCGCTCGAGCTCGTCGCTCAGCGCCTTGCGCGTAGCGGCGAACTTGCCACCGAGCGCGCCGCCCAGACGCCGCAACGGACCGGCGCCGAGCGCGCCGCGGAACGTACGCAGCGCGTCGTCGAACGCCTCGTCGACCGTCTCGAGCTGCTGCTGCTGGTCGCGACCGCGCGCCGCGCGGAAACGATCGAGCGCCGCGTTAAACGACCGCACTGCGTCCCGCGTCTCGCGTTTGCGCTCGCGCCCCAGCGTGCTGCGAGCGGCGGCGAACGCGTCGCCGAGCGCATTGCGAGCGCGCTCGAGCTCCGCGTCGAGCGCGACGCGGTCGACCCCGAGATCGGGCAGATTGAGCGCGGCGGCGTCGGGCTGCTCGACCCCGAGATCGGGCAGATTGAGCGCGGCGGCGTCGGGCTGCTCGGCGCCGAACTCGGCGAGGGCGGCGTTGAGCTCGGTCGCCGATCGCGTGAGCGCGTCGCCGATCGCTGCGTGGGCGCCGGCGAGGCGCTCGCGGATCTGGCGTCGGCTGCGCGTCAGCGTGCGCGCCTGCTCGCGCAGATCGCGCCGCTCGATCTTGTTTGCCGCGGCCTGCTCGGCCGCCGCGCGCTGCTCGAGATCTCGCTCGATCGCCGCCGCCGCCTTCGCGATCGGCCCCGAGAAGTGATTCTCGATCGCGCGGCGCAGCTGCTCGACCGATCGAACGTTGGCGATCTGCTCGTTGCCGACGGCGACGCGGAACCCGTCTCGATCGCCGATCTGAATTTCGAGCCGCCCCTCGCCGAGCCCGCCGATGTTTTTGGTCTGCCGACGCAGGGCCGCGACAAACTCGATCGCCGCCTTCGCGATATCCCGATTCTCGCTGCTGAACTTCTGGCCGCCGAGCCCGCCGACGGATCGCTCGCCGGTCTCGAGATCGATCGTCCCGATCTGCGTGCGATCGCTCGGCTCCCGCCCGGCGAACGGCGAGAACCCGAGCAGCGAGGCCGCGGTGAGACCGATCCCGACGATCGGCGCGGCGGTCGCCGCCACGCCGGCGAGCCCGCCGAGCGCGCCGAGCCCGCCCGCCACTGGTGCGGCAGCAGCGCCCGCCACTGGTGCGGCAGCAGCGCCCGACACTGCGGCGGCGGCGGCCGGCGCCGCGTACGCGCCGCCGAGGGGCCCGGCCAGAGCGAGCGCCTGCGACGTGGTGAGAGCGCCGGCGGCGCCTGCGGACGCGCCGCCGAACCCGAGCAGGCTCTGCGCGCCGGATAGCAGGCTGCGGCCGGCGCCGAGCAGATCGCCGAGATCGAGTCCGCCACCCGTGAGCGCACCGGCGGCGTTGCCGGCGCCGCCAAATAAGCCGCGCGTGACGCTCGCTGCGGTGATCTCTGCGAGGGTGCGCATCGCCACCGATTGGAGCTCGTTCCAAAAGGCAGCCCAGGCCGTCGTCTGGCCGGTGTAGAACTTCTCGAACGTAGCAGCGAGCGCTCCCTGGATCCCGCGCGCCGCCTCATCGATCGGCGCTCGCAGCAGGGCGGCGCGCTCCTCGGCCGCGCGGCGCTCCACTGCTAGCGCGCGCTCCGCGGCCTGCTCGAGCGCGCGAGATCGCTCGCGCGCGGCGGCGGCCGCGCGATCCTCGACGGCAATCTGCGCCTCGAGCTGCCGCGACGCTTCGTTGCGGGCGACGATGGCGGCCTCGATGGTGCGCAGCTGCGCCTGCTCGGCGGCGGTCAGCGCTTGCGTCGTGTCGATCCCCAGGCTCAACGCCGTCGTGTTCGCCTCGACCGAGTCTCGATGGCGGTCGAGCGCGGTCTGCGACTCGAGCCGCCGGGCGGCCTCGCGGCGAGCGGCGATGCTGTCCTCGATCACCGCGAGCTGTGCCTGCTCTGCGGCGGTCAGCGCTTGCGTCGGGTCGATACCGATGGCGGCGGCGGCGGCGTGCGCCTCGAGCGCGTCGCGGTGCCGCTCGAGGGCGGTCTGCGACTGCCGCCTCGCGGTCGCGGTGCCGCCGAGCGCGCGGATCTGCGCCTGCTGCGCGGCGCCGACCGCGCGTGTGGCATCGACCTCGCCACCGAGGGCGGCGGCGCCGGCCGCGATCGCGTCTCGATGCCGCGCGCGCGCGGTGAGCGCACCGGCGACGATCTCGCGCTCGCGCTGCAGCGCCGCGGCCGCCTGGCGCTGCACCGCGACAAATTGAGAAATGCGCGCCGCCGCCTCTTTGGCGCTATCCCCGGCCGCGGCCGCGCTGTCGCCGGCCGCGGTGGCAGCGCGGCTGAGCGACGGCGCGCCGCCGCCGCCCGCACCGTCGAGGGCGACGGCGGTCTTGCGGGCGGCGAATGCGAGCTCGCCCGCGTTGTGCGCGGCGATCTCCTGCGCGACGTTATATTCGGCCAGCTTTTGAACGGCGCGATCCAGGATCTCCAATGGCGCGGTCGGACGCGTCGAGGTCGGCTCGCCGCCAACCAGGAACCGCCGAGCGGTCGGATCGCCGCCGGCGCTCGGCGGCAGATCGGCCCGGCCGGCGGCCGTGACGCCAATCGCTGCGGACTGGGCAGCTCCCGCGGTGGCGGCGCGTGCCTCCGCGACCGACTCGCCGACGGCGCGCGCAAAGGCGGCCACCTGCTTAAACGCCGCGACGGCCGAGGTGCCGATTGTCGTCAGCCCGCGCCCGAGATCGCGCACCGCGCGATGGAGCTCGGGATCCTTGACTAGATCGCCGACCTCGCCGAGCCCGTTTACGAGCCCGTCCATGATCCCGGCGCGAAATTGCGTGCGGACCATGTGCCCTAGGCGGGCAAACTGGGCCTCGGCCTCGTTCGCGCGGGCGATGAGATCGGACTCGATCACGAGCCCGCTCGCGCGCGCCTCGGCTCGGAACTCGCGCAGCGCGCCGGCGCCCTGGCCGAGCAGCGAGACCATTGCGACGCCCTCGGTGTCGAACGCCTGGAAAGCCAGCCTGAGCCGCTCCTGCTGCGAGCCGGCGGCGGCGATCGCGTCGGCGTAGTCCTCGAGCACGCCCTCGGCGTCGCGCAGGCTCCCGTCCGACTCGCGCAGCGCAATTCCGTACTGCTGCAGAACCTTGAGGAGCCCGCCCTGACCCTGCTGCGCCTCGCCCAAACGCCTAATGAACCGCTGCAGCCCGGTGTCGACCGCCTGCTGCGAGACGCCGACCTCGGCGAAGGCGGCGCGGTATTCCTGCAGTGCCTCGGTCGAGAGCTGCAGCTTTTGCGCGGTGTCGGCCAGCGTCTCCGCGTACGCGAGCGCGTCGCGACTGAGGACGCCGAGGGCGGCGGGGCCCGCCACCGAAAATATCGCGACGCGCAGGCGCGCCAGGCCGCGCGAGAACCGCTGCACGCGCGCATCGACGCGATCCCATGCGCGCGACTGCGCTCGCGTGCTGCGCTGCGTGAGGCTATCGGCGCGGCGGAGCTCCTCGCCGAGCCGCGTCGTGTCGGCCTCGATGCGTAGGAGTAGAGCCTCGACCTCAATCGCCACGACTCATCCTCGCCTGCGCTATGCGCCGCTCGAGCGCTGCGACCTGATCGCGCGACGGCGCGCGGGAGCCCGGCGCCGGGCGCGGCGGCTCGGGCGAATGCGCACGCCGGTGACCGCGCACCGCAGCGAAATACTCACGCGGCGTCGAGCCCCAGAACACGTCCGGCGCCCATTGGAGGCCGCCGAGCGCGACCTCGAGCCACGTCTGGATCGGTAGGTGCGTCCCTAGTGCGGCGCCGGGCGGGCGGGCGCTTCCGCCGGCGCCGCCGGTTCCGATGCGGCGGGCTCCTCGGCCCGGTCGTCCTCGCCGGACAGCGCCGAGAGCAAAAACTCGGTCACCAGTCCGGCAAGATGCAGAACGCCATGGCGAATCGACCACGCGTGCGCCTCCTCGGGTGAGACGCCGGTGCAAAGCGCCACCACCCTGATCACGTCGCTCGCGCGCCACGCGCCGCCGGGACTGAGCGATTGTAAAATCGCCACGTAGCCGCCGACCGATCCCTCGATCTGCGTGAGGAGCTCGAACGTCGGGCGGACGATATAAGTCCGCCCGTCGATCTCCCACGCGACCTCGCCGATCTGCCTATTTGGCACCGGGACCGCCGGGGCGGCGCGTGCCGCGCTGCGCATTATGCGCGGACCGTGGCGGACGCGCCGGTGCGGCGCAGCGCGAGCGAGAAGGTCTCGACATCAGCGTCGGCGCCGGCCCGCGCATACGTCTCGATCACGAAGGTCCCCTCGATCGTATCCGCGTTGCCGAACGTGAGTCGGTAATTGTTAGCCGTGCGCGAAAAAGCCGCATCCTCGAGCAGATCGTGCACCGCGACATGCTGGTAGCGGCCGTCCGCGCTCACCGTCATGCTCTGATTGCCGGCGGCGGCTGCCATGCACTGAATTCCCGCGTCGTCTTTGGTCGTGACATCCACCGGGTTATTTTGGATCTCCAACCCGGTCGTCAGCATCCCGGCGATGTCGACGTACGACGCCGGGCTCGCGCTATCCTCCATCGCCAGCATGAAGGCCCTGCCATTCTGTTCGTTTCCAGCCATCAATCATCTCCCTAGTGCGGCGAATGTTTCCGCGGCGACCTCGGCCGCGGTAATGCTGCGCATCGCAGCCTGGCACGGCTGACACTCGACGCGGGCGCCGCATGCCCGCCCGTCGGATCGATGCGGCCGGTACAAGTTCCGATGTGCATCGTACCCCGTAGTATGAGGCGAGACCATCGACCCGTAGATCACGACCGCCGGACGACCGAGGGCCGCGGCGGCGTGATGCAGCCCGCCCTCATGTCCGACGTAGGCCCCGGCGGCGCGCAGTACCGAGCACGCGAAAACGAACGACGGGCTCCGGAATAGCAGCGCGCCAGGCACAGCGTCGCGCTCTGCGGCCGACGGCGGCAGCAGCTGCACGACCGCGAGGCCGGCGGCGGTCAGGCGCTTGGTGAGATCCGAGAAGTGCTCTCCCGGCCAGCGCTTATTGCTTGACGCGCCGGATTTAAGGTCGGCGCCGAGGACGATAAAGGGCCGCGAGGAGCAGATGTTCACGACGACTCTGGGCGGCGACGGCACGCAGTAGAGCTCGCCGGCCCGCGGCACGCGCCAGTCTTCGTGATACACAAAGCGCTCCGCGCTTGCTTCGACGTAGGGCCGCGCGCCGGGCGCGTTGCGGACCGGGCGATAGCGCGTGAGGTCGATCGGCGCGGCGCCGGTAACATGGGCAATAATCGGGTTGCCGGTCCATAGGTGATGCCACCGCGGACGCCGGCGGCGTCCGACGATCACGATCTGTCGCCCTTTGCGGGCGAGCCCCTCCCGGTCGTAAATGTCCCGCGCCTGCGCGGTCGCCATGATCTCGTCACCGTAGCCCACGACGACAAATTAGAACGGCGGACGGGCGTGCTGCTCGCCCGCCGTTTTCCCATCCGTTGTGATGTCTTGCTTACGCTGCTGGCCGCCCTCCTGTGTTGCTGCAAGGATTTGCCTCCACTGCTCGGCGTGCGGCGAGTGCTCGCAGCCGGGCATGTCTGGTGTTCCGAGAGTAAAATGCGCCGCGGCAACGCCGCCCACGGGCGTGGCGCCGATCCTCTCGAGGTAATTCCATCGCTCCGGCAGAGCGCCGATCTGAGCGTCGGCGAGCCAGCCGAATCTGTGCAGATACTCGCCCGGTTGCGTGTTGACCACCCATGGCGTGAGCTCGCCGTGCGCCGGATGGTCGATATTCCACAGTACCAGGCTCGACCAGCTTTTCCGCGGATATGGCTCCTGCCTCTGCCCGCGCATTTTGGTCCGCTCGGCGGGCGAATAGTCGTGTTGAACAACCTGCACCGCGTAACGGTGATCGCGCAGCGCCCAGAGCTCCTCGACGTTCTGGATCCAGAGGAAATCACCATCACAGAACAGCGCCCATCCGCCCGGCTGCAGGAAAGGCACGAGGAATCGCGTAAACGAGAACTCGGTCGAGAACGGCTTGCCGTCCACGGCGTCGAACCTTTGCCCGGTCTCGGGATCGCGATGCTCGATGCGTCGGTACAGCGTCGCGCGCCGCAGCCAGCGCTGATCGAGCGGAGTGACGACAGGCGGCGGCGATCCGTCGACCGAGCGCCACGAGCCGAGCAGCGAGGCGGCAGTGACCGCATACGCGTCGGGCTCGCGTGAGTCGCGGCCGATGTAGACACGGATCGCCTCCGCGCTCATCGCGCCGGGACCATGAAATAGTCTCCCGAAATCACGGCGGCGCACCGGTAGCGCCGCTCTAGCAGCCAGCCTATCGCCGCGGTCTCCGCGAACTTAAACCGCGTGGCGCGATCCGGCTTTTGCTCCACGACCAGGACCGGGCGATTGCGCGCGAGCACGCCCTGCAGCCCCTGCAGGATCGGCAGCTCGTATCCCTCACAGTCGATCTTGATCAGATCCGCGCGGAACGCGGCGCCGAGGAGATCGTCGCCGGACACGAGAGAAACCTCCGGACCCGCGCCGCCCGCGGCCTCGAGGTCGACCATCGTGCTCCCGCTCGACGGCCACTCGGGCGGGCGCCTCATGTGCACGCGCAACGCGCTGGATCCGAGCGCAAACGGCAGTAGCCGATGGCGCTCCGCCGGCGGCGCGAGCGGCGGCGAGCCGAACCGCGGATCGGGATGCTCGAATCCGGACATGTTCGCGCGCCAACACTCCTGATGCTCGGGCACGGGCTCGACGGCCACGACCGCGCCGAAATCGCGCGCCATTTGCCACGACCACAGCCCGACGTGCGCGCCGATATCGACCGCGACGCGCTCCGGGCCGTGCCGACCCTCGAGCAGCTCGACGGCTCTCCGGTACTTGTGTCCCTGGTAAAGCAGACGCCCGTCGGCCCAGTCGCCGCGTCGCGTCATCCAGTCGACCAGGTGCCCGTCGTCGCGATCCACATCAGGAAGCCACCATCCCGTCGGCGCGTCGAAGTACATTCAGATCCTCACCAGTATTGACCGCCAGGGCGGGTTGCGATCGCGAACCATCCGACGCGCACGGGCGGCGTGTGCGTGACCTCGAGCCCGTGCTGGTCGAGGATCGCGAGCGCGTCGTATTGCGTCAGGCCGCCGCGGTCGCGCTTGCTGCAAAACGACCGAGCCGGCACGCGGATCGCAAGATGAACGCGCGTGCGGGCGATTGCCCAGCGCAGCAGGCGCAACGGATCGGCGAGCTTGTGCACGATGCCGAGCGCCATCACGACGTCGTACTCGGGCAACAGATCGTGAGCCAGAGCGGCGCTGCCCGTGTCGCCGAGGTCGTGCTGCCAGAACCGTATCGGCCGATGGCGCCATAGCCGCTCGCCGGTGGCGATCTGCTCGGCGTCGTTGGTCACGCAGTCGGCCACGTCGGCGCCGGCGTCCAGCAGGTAGGCGGCGGCGTAGCCCTCGCCCGCGCCGAGGTCGAGCACGGTCGCGTGGCTTACTCGACCGCGATCGCGAAACCATTCGAGCCCCTCGAGCCGATCGGCGAGCACGACGCCGGGCGTCGCTGGCTGCGCGGGATCAGATCCGATCCACTCAGGCAAGGTAATGCCTCCACCGCTTGAGCAGCCGCTCGGCGCCGGCGGCCGCGAAGGATCGATCGATCTCCCGGTGCACCACGCGGAGGCAATCAAGATATCGCCGCAGCCTCGCCTTGACTAAACGGCTCGCCGTGCCGGCGCGGTACTCGGCGAGGAGATCCGGCGTCGTGCGCGGGCGCTCATTCAGGCGTGGAAGATCGGCGAGCGCCTCGACGACATTGACGCCGCGGCGGCGCTCGGCGCGGGCGAAAACCTGACGCCATCCCGAGTCGAGCTCATCCCAGGCGATCCATGTGTCGACGCGATCGATATGCTGTGACAGGCGGAGCCATTGCGCCGCGTGTCGGTCGCATTTTGTCTCGAGCCCGCGGGCAGCGGCGGAGATCGCGCACTCCATCGGATCGCGCAGGACTGTCACGACCTCGCGGCCGGCGAGTCGCTCGAGCGGCAGGTGATCGGCCCATTGCCAGTGCAGCCAGACGACGGCGCTCGCGTCCGCCGCGCGGATCGCGCCAAGCTTGTCGATGTAGTGCTCGCCGCCTCGCGGCACGACGTCATAGCCGCGGCGGCGCAGCGCCGCGCAGGCGCTATACGCCGCGGTGTGCGTGATCGATACGAGCGCGATCGTCACGCCGCCGCCCGCTGTTGCCGCTGGCGGCTGAGGACCGCCCAGGCGAGGCCGCGGCGGATGTCGTCGAGCGTGAACTCGTGCGCCGCGAGGCCGGCGACCCACGCGCCGAGCGCCTCGACCGACGGGCGCGGATGGCGCAGGATGTCGCCCGCCCGTGGTGGCGTGATCGTCCCGCGCATCCAGGGATGCGCCGCCTCTGTGTAGATCGGCAGCCGATGCTTGATCGCCGCCTCGAGCGCGGCCGTCGACGACGCGGTCACGACCGCGCAGGCGCTCAACAGCTGCTCGCGCAGCGTCGGCAGATTGTCGCCCGGCGACGGCTTGGCGCGCCACAGTACGGGCCTCCCGCAGCCGGAGAGCTCGCCCTCGATGCGCTTGCTCCACCGCTCGAGCGACGTGCCGAGATATCTGTACCAGTGCGGAGTTTGCAGCGCGACCACGATCGGCGCGTCCTCGGGCGGCGGCGGGCTGCGCGCCGCGGATCTCGCAATCCGCTCCGCGCAGGCGCGCCAGTAGCCGACGCGCGGATGGCAGCTCGCCGCCGCGTGGCGAGTGTAGCCGACGACATCGAGCGGCACTGCTTCGCGCTCATCCCAGCGGCGGGCGCGCCATGCGTGGTGGAAGTAGCGATCGCCGATGGCGAGAGGGTTGAGCAGGCCATTGTCTATGTATATCCAAGCGCGACCGGTGGCCTCGCAGCCCAGGATCACGTCGTCGCCGCCGCGCAGGCCGCC